TCTCGTAGTTTTGCTTGTTAGCATCTTCGAGATTATTGAGGTGCTCGTGCGCTTCAGCTTCTGTTTCAAAGTGATAAGCACGGTAGTCATTGACCTGTACGCCGTATTTTGGCTTGCAAGTCCAATAACAGAACACCGTGATATTGAGACAGGTAAAACTTTTTGGAAATCGCTCATCAGTCACGATGTTGCGAAAATCGCCCGGCTTCCAGTCGCCGTCACCTTCTTGTACTACCTTAGATGAAGCATGCACCTGTACAATCTGCGGAATGATAACGTTGTTACCAACGTTCTCGTTGCCGCGACCGATGCCATCCATGACATCTTTGAGGTGAGCAGGGATTTTGTCTTCAAGAATTGCTAAGTTAGTCATCTTTGGTTTCCTATTAATTTACACGTATTGCTATTTTGCGAAGCTCTCGCGGTGTTACTCCAGGGATTGCAACGCCCAAAGCCCACAGTTCTCTGCATGCAGTGCTTGATAGCCGGCGTTGTAAAACTTCAAAGTTGCGTGTCTCTGCAAGCCATTCAAAAAACTGTTCCCAGTCTTCGACTTGCGGTACAACTTCTTCACGGACAGCTACAGATGCAGCGTCGTTTGCTGCTTTGGTCTGCCCTTGTTGATCTAATGTCTGGATGAGATCCCAGTCGAGTTCGCTTTTTTGCTTGTTAAGCTCTTTAAGTTGAGCATTAACATCATCAATTGCTTTTTTGTTAGCAACGCGTTTTTCGATTATGTCACCTAGGTTCATGCTGTTTTCCTTAGTTCATTAAGTTTGTTGAGTACATTAAGTAAGTCTTCCATTCGTCCGAGTTTGGTTTGTAATTTGTCGTAGACATCAGGTTCCCAAGTGTCGCGAGCGGCAATCTGAATTACCTCGGTCTTAGCTGTTTGACCGGCACGGTAGATCCGTCGATTGAACTGCTGATAATGCTCAGCGTTGTAAGTGGGTGATGCCCAGATAACTGATGTAGCGCGAGTTAACGTAAGACCGTGACCTGCAGACTGTGGATGTGCATACACAACCTGCAGCTGACCTGACTGCATGTGGTCAACGATGTCTTTGCGTTTGTTGGCAGGTGTGCTGCCGTCGATAAAGTCGTATTTAATACCGGCTTGTTCTGACAGCTCGGTTAGCTTTTCGCGCTCGTGTCGCCAGTTGAATGCAACGAGCGAGTGCTCGCGTGCTTGCACAAGATCTAAAACTAGCTTGTAGCGGTCATCATGAACCGTAATAGGTGTGCCATGATCGTCGTAAATGGCACCAGTACACAGCTGTAAAAGCTTTTTGACTTTGGCACCTGCATGAATTGCATTGATTGTGCCTTTGCCGGTGTACAGCACTGACTCATCAGCGAGCGTGTTGTATTGCTTGAGTATATTGGGTGGCAAGTTCACATACATGGTGTGGACAGATTGCTCTGGCATATCAAGACAAGCTTCCAAGGTGTATCGGATGTTGATGTCTTTAATAGCAGCAGCAACGATTTCCTGCGCTTCGGGCTTGTCGACCCACACATTGGCAAAGCCGTTGAACTGAGGAGTACAGACAGCGTTACGGAAACCATAGAACCGGTGACCGAGACGAACACCGTCATCGACTAGTAGGGTAGGGTGCCATACGTCAAGAATGGTATTGCTGTTAGGCGTACCGGACATAGCAATGCGGTACTCAAATAGCTTGACCAGTTTTGCCATGGCTTTGCTGCGCTGACTGTCTTTGTTTTTGAACGCTGTAAATTCGTCAATACAAATAGTGCTAAAGCCATCCAGTACGTCTGGGTTTTTAACCAACCACTTCACCGCGTCATGGTTAGTGATAACGATATCTACGTCGGCTTTGAATGCGTCTGCCCGATTGCGGGCGTATGCGATGGAGTACTTTAGTTTCGGTTGAAACTTAGCGCAGTCGTCTCCCCAACTGGCTCCAAGGATGCTGAGTGGTGCAAGTACAAGAAGTTTGCCGTCATTCCGTTTGGCGTAAGCATCAAGGACAGAACGTGTTTTTCCTGTGCCGGGATCGCTTGTGATGAGAACTCTGGGGTTATTGAGAATGAAGTCGGTTGTTGCTTTTTGATGCTCAAAGGGTTTTTGCATTTTCTATTTTCCATATCTGTTTACTTTTTTCCGATAACTTTTAATTTCTTTTCAGCTTCTTCAGTAGGTAATTCTTCAGGATCTGGTTCATCACTGGCGTATTCGTCAGGCGGTAAAAGCTGGATATGAAGAGTGCGGCCATCCCATTCATAGGCGTCGAGATTGATTTCGACTTTGATCCGCATGTGTCCTCCTGACTGCAGGCATATTAGCTATGCTAATATTAATGCTGGAAAAATACAACATTTTTGTCCTGAGATTCCCAGCATATAGTGCAAGTGGCGCAGCTTTTTACGTGCCCAGTTTGCTCAGGGCAGGCTAAATCGGTGCGTCCAAAATGCCAGTCGTCTGGTCCTCCTTGAACACATGATGTACTAAATAAAGTAGCAGTATCGTCCGAAAAGCGAACACGGCATCTCTCCTCATATTTTCGATTCATTTTGACTATTGAATAGCCGATTTGTGAAAAACTACGGTGGTGGGTATACCCATAAATATGCAGATTTGGGATGCTGTTTAGCATGCAACGCCACCATGCAACGTACTCTCTGCAGTAAAAGTCACCCAGTACATGCAGCCGGACCACGAAACCTGATTCATGTTTCATGGATAATGCTTCAAGCTGGGATCGAAGTAGTGGTAGAAAATCTGGGTGGGTATGATCGTAACGGATCGCAAACGGCATGTTGTTACCGTAACAGTTGTCCCATTGCTCGCAGTAAGATGGGCAGCTGGTCCGTTCTTCGAGAGTCAGTGAGTACAAGGGCATTCCTTTCCAGCGACCTTTGGTAATGTAGTTACCTAGCTTTTTATTATTTCTCCCCGACTTCAGCATGTTGTCGGCGGGCGGCTTGACGCTTTTTACGTATTTTGTCCTCAATCGACGGTTTGGGTTTGGACTGCTCGTGTCGAGTGATTTCATCGCATATTTCCTTAGCTAAGGCAGATTTTGTTTTGCGGTCATATTTTCCAACTACTTTTATATGACTGGGTTTGAGTTTGTATGTTGTCCAGAAAGCAGCTTCAGGTGGATCTGTCTTCAGTTTGTATTCGATGGTGGTACCGTCGTCTCTGGTGTAGAAACATCCTGGGATGCATCCGTCTCGGTCGAGGAGTCCTGTTGACATTCTTGCTCTCTCCTTGCTTTCGCAATTGCTTTGAACAGAAAAAATATTTCAAGAACAGTCAATATTCTTGATAACCAAATCATTGATCCCCCTTGTTGTGTCTTGTAAAAACAACGACTGCGACTGCGGCAAGAAAGAACACAGGCAGTACGAATGCGCTCAGCCCAACCATAAATAAATAGGTGAAATACATAAGCGTAAAAATAACGAGCGCAGCAATAACGTATTGCAGCGTTTGAAGTAGCTGTTTCATATCAGCCTCACATAAAAAAAGACCCCGCCGAAGCAGGGTCAAGGACCACTTTTAGGAGTTCTCCCGTGTCAGGGAGCTGGTCAGGCTATTCGACACCCCATGTACATGCGGGATCGTCACCTTGTCTGTAAGAGCACCATCGGCACGCCGACTTTGATGGCTTTGGCTCAAAATCAAATTCGCTTGTCATGCGTGTGGCACGAGCATGAAAGCCGGGGAAAAACGCCATAGCTTCGGCGCGGGTGTATGACTGCTTGGTTGTCTCAGCATGGTCGAGGTACCACAGCTCAGTCTGCACATATTCTAAATTCGAATACCGTATGAATGACGCAATTGCGTAAAGCAGCGCTTGCTGTGAGTGACCAATTTCGTTACCAAACTTTTTGCCCGTTTTGTAATCGATGACACGGGCGCTGGTGTCTGAATCATGGACTAGTGCATCAAGTTTGATGCGTGCCCATGTTCGGTTCTCTACCCAACCACAAGGTTGCCACTCTTCGGTAAATGCCCATTCACCTTCTAGCTCGACTTTTGCCTCAGCAAAAAGATGGCGCAACTCTTCAAACTCAGCTTTAAACTTCTTTAGTGAGTCAGGAAATTCGCCTAGTGTGCCGTTAACATAGTCTTCGGCTTCTTGGTGTATTTGAGAACCACGGTCAGCTGCCGGGCTAGAAGGCTCCGGTATGCGTTTTACTCGCGATAGGAATGTGCGATAGGGGCACTCTTCAAAGACTTTTAACGCAGAGTAAGACCAAGCGGTGACTGGTCCTAGTGGAGTTTTGTCTATAAAGAGGCTATCTGCGTCTGGTCGTGCGTCTTGCGTAATAACAGAATTCATATTGATACCAGCCGTTTAGCAGCTATTAGTGTAGCTAATTATTATGTTTATGCAAGAGCACAGAATCTTGTTCTTTGAAATAAACGTTAATTAAATTTTGTATTTTAAGATCGTCAGTATGCCAAGTGACTTCTACTCCTCGCATTGGATGCGATGAGGAGTCGGCGTTTGCAGGTCTTTTACGAACGGTTGTAATGTTGTTCCGCTGCAGCCGTTTTCTAAACTCATGCAACGACAACTTTGCATCAGCGTATACATTGAATACATTTCTAAAATGATCGACGGGTATTAATGAAGGTACCTTTTGGTGGGCGTTGGATATCCATAGCTTGATACTCCGTTGCGCTGCGTCAATAGCGCCGCTGTTCATGACATCAGTAACATTGATATCCAATACCTCACTGAAGTATTCAATGTTGCCGTCTCGAATGGCGTCACAGTACTCCTCGAAAACAGACAGTGATGCTGTTTTCATCATTACTTTTGCTTCATTATCGATAGGCATACGGACAAGTGTTTCGTCGTATTTAAACGTCGCAAGCGCACCCGCAAAATGCAGCAGCTCGCGGGGTATAAGTTTATCCATTGTAGATACTAGTTTTGGGTGCGCTTCAATCAGCTTTCTTTCTTGACGAGGGGCAATGTTGTAGCGCCTGTCGCCTGGTTCTATACGAACTGCGTCAACGTGGTTTGTTAAGAAGATAAAGCTTGTGTAGTTAGGTACTTCTACCTGATTGCTTCGCATCTTACGAATGGTGACGCTTGGCTCAGTAATCTGATTTTTGAGTTTGTTTGCAACTTTTTGCATAGCAGCGCTGCTTGCCATGTGAAACTCATCAACTACACATAACAAAGCTGTCTGTAAGTAAGAGTTAAACTGCTCTTCAAGGTTCTCTAGGGTTTTGACAGGTGCTTGATCTTCGCTAAATAACGGTCGCAGAACAGAGTATGCAAAGACACCTTTACCTGTACCGGGTACGCCGCTGAGTACCCATGCTGTCTTAGCTTTCTTTTTGGTTTGATAAATGTAAGCAAGCCAGTTTACAAACCGTTCTACTTCTTGGTCGCCATCCCCCAGTATGTGTTTGAGCAGTGTATAGATAGTCGGGCACCGCTCTTGTATTTTGCAAGCATATCCTATGCTCAGCGGCTCTTCTGGTGGAATAGCGTTGAGCATGTACATAGTTCGTCGAAACGTGTTGATCCGGTATGGCATTGTTTTCAAGTCAACACTTGGGCCGTCATGAGTTGGATCAAATGCCATATTTGCATCTGGCACAAAGTCGGGAGAAGGGCGTCCATGAGTTCGCATAAACCCTTCTATTGAGCTTGGGGATGTAGGCTTTAGCTCAGTAAATTCATTAAGGTTTGGATCAAACAACCCGTTCCAATACACGTCGGTGTTAAAATCCCGAAAAACAACTGGGTATTCAGGGCGACCTTCTTTCTTCATTTCATCTTCAAACACGTCGAAGATTGATTGATAAAAATCAGCGTCGGCTTTTTCAATCAAAAAGATTGGCTCGCCTTTAAAGTTGTACATGTACACTGGGTTGTTCAAGTTGAACCAGTAAGCATTGCTGTCGCCGCCGTTGATGTTGCAGCGTATGTAAGGCGCAGTATTAATGTCTGCAATGCTAATAGACATTTTGTCTGGGTTGAGCAGGACTTCTTCTGATCGATCATCGACCTGCATGACTTTTATTTTTTCTTCTTTCTTTGACAATCCGGCTTTTTGACGCAGTTCGTTTTTAAACTTCTGCGATCTGTCATACATAGCCTGTGCGCTAAGATGAGCCATAGTGCCAAGATCAAAGGCATCGTAGCTTTTCTTCACCAAAATAATGCGATCATTTGGTGCGTTAAACGGGTCAACAGTAGGGTTATCAAAAGATGGGGGCGCGATAAACAAGATTTTGCTGTTGTCTGCGACTGATGTGTCTAAGCCGTACTTGAGCGACTGCCCGTTAGCCGATAATTCGATTTGGTCAGCAAACACTTTTTGTGTGTAATTGACTTGCTGCAGCCACAACTTGAGTGTTTTAGGTGGCATAGGCACTTTTAACACCATAAAAATGTGCATGCTGACCGTGTTGTTTTTTAAGCCTAGACTCGACGACGCTTGTGCAATGTAGCTAATGTGCTGTAACTCGGCAGGCAGCAATGCCACCAGTTCTTCAGCCATGGTTTGCAGTTTTGCGGCATCGATGTCTCGAAATGATAAGGCGTCAAGTGTTGCTAATGCGATGCCGTCAAAGTCGAGAGCTAAAAACTGGGTCAAGCCTGCGCGATCTGTAGCACCTGCACGGCTTTCGTCTTGCAATTGCTTACGTAGATTGCCTTTTAGTAAGCAATGGCCTTTTGCGGCATGGTCCACAATAGCCTGATGCATGTCGTCGATGCATGTTGCATGAATTTCATGACTGTTGAAGTTCTTAACGTGTGGGTAAGGGCAAAATTTGTTTTCTGAAGTGAAGTGTTTACTCAATGGAAGGCCGTTTGATGCCTCCAAAAATGTAAGCTTCATGCAGGTAGTCTCCTAAATATTACCTGGACTAATAACGTTAGTCACTTTTTTTGGGTGATTTGTGCCGAATTATCCGAACCGATGGGTCTGCTTCAAAAGTTAAACGAACTTGGTTTCGATCTATTTTTCCTACAGAGATGACAGCAATATCTTCATCTTCTTTTTTCAAAGTGATCTTGTCGGCGGTCTTTTGTGTTAACACGAGTCGGGACATGCATCACTTACTGTAGTTGGTGGCATAACCGCCTTCAGCGTCTAAGGGCAAGTCAGGTGCCCAAATTGGAGGCGTGCAAAGAGTATTGATAACCTGTGACATTGTAACATCAGGCTCCTTGTCAGAGCCAATCAAAACGACCTCATCATGGACTGTGAGAGCAACGGCTGCGTCTGGAAGCTTTTGTTCAAGACGAAGCATGGCGTCTGTAATAACAATCCGTGATAAGGCTTGCACGACATTTTCGGCCAGTCTGCCACCATACGTTTTTTCAAGCCCGTTGCGCCCTGTGTAAACAAGTTGTCCGTCCTGTAGAGTTAAACCTTTGTATTTGAGCCACATTTTATTAGGCAGCTGAATATTGCCCTGATCGAAAAGCAACACGCGAAACGGCAGCGCTGGCTGGTTGTGTTGCAGGGACATCATTAGGAAATTTTCTAGGCGTCGCCACAGCAGGGGGATTTTGGCGTATGACTGTCGGTATTTTGTGACAACAGCAGCGGCTTCAGCGTCTGTAAATTCCAATGAAGGACCGCCTGCGCCCGATGCTAGGGTGGCTTTGAACTTTTTAGCCCCCATGCCATACCCAAGACCAAGGATTGCTGTTTTGCCAACAAACCGTTCTGTTGGGTCATCGGCCTTATTAATCGGGCGGTTGTACACAGTTGAGGCAAAGTTGGAGTAAATGTCATCTCCGTGGGCAAACTGTGCCAGCAAATCGTCTTGGTCTGCGAGCCATGCCAGCATGCGTGCTTCAATGTTGCTCAGGTCTGCAACATAAACCAGCTCCCCCGGTGGCGCGACAAGACATTTCCGCAGCTCACTGCCGCGTGGCAAATTCTGTAGATTTAGCTTTTCGGTGCCGCCAAAACGCCCTGTATGCGCCGCGTAATAACGAAGTGGGGCGGGGAGAGTGTTGTTGACTGGGTCTGCTGCTGCCAAAAACCGTGAGGCTCGGGTCTCATTAATGCGCGACTTGACCGCTGTGCGCCCGTCCCAAATGTGTTGTAGGTCAGGATACATTTCACACATTTGCTTCCACCCCGCATCGTTTTTACCCAAGGCAGGTATGGATTGGCCTGTTGTGGGGCTGATTTTTGTTGGCACGCTGATGTCATGGTCTGCTTGCAACACGGCAGTAAACTTTTGATTCGAAGCCAATACATCACGCGTGTAGCCTGATGCATGAATCGCTGCTTCACTCGCCATGACTTCTGCTTCATGGTACGTAGTCAAGCGTTCCCTATCGATTCGCAGCGTTGGTTCGCAAAACATGCGCGTCGTTAAGTCGATTAAATCCAGCTCTGACTGTGGAAATGCCTCATAAAGCTGTTTGTAAATAGCATATGTCAGCGCTACGTCTTGTATGCAGTAGCCTGCAATTTGGTCTTCAATATCGGGAGGGAGGTCGACAATGCCTTTTGCGTTGATCAGCTCGTCGCCTTTACGCATGGTATTGTCGTGTGGGAAGCAGCGTTCAGCCGTGGCACGCAGTGATGCAGACATTCCCGGCCAGTAGCCACGGGACATTGCTGCAGTATCTAGGTAATAAGCGGGGCGATAGCCATAATAGTGTGTCAAAACAAAACCGTCGAAAGGTGTGTTATGACACAGTAAGTGTATGTCATTCCAATCAAACTCGGCGAGTGCATCGGTGACTTCATCTTCACCAACCCAATATGGTTCGCCGTCGTTTACCTGAAGACCAACCCCCCACACTTTAAATTCAGGAGCGCGCACATACTCCATCGTGGTAATTTTTGTCAGGGAAAGCTTGGTGTCGTAGTAGGTTTCAAAATCAAGAGTCAGGAGCATCTTGCTCACTTGGTTTACCTCGCATCTTGTTTGGCATAAATTGCACGGCGTCTTCATTCCAAGCACTTGCTGCTGGAGGTAATCGAGTAATCGTGCCGCCGCGCGCTAAAAAATCGTCAATATCTTTGGCGATCTGTCTGCTTGCTTCCTGTTTTGCTGGTGTCGCCCTCAAAGTCGGGCTGTCTCCAGGCATCGTCAAATACAGTAAGCCCTCTAATTTTTCGGTGTTCATTTGAAAAATGTATCCAGTCGATGTTGTTGCGATCACAGACCTGCAACAGTGATGCATATGCAAACGAACAACCTTCTCTGACGATCTGTCCTAGATATTCAGTATCTTCTCTCGGTACTTTTTTCCATGCCGAATCGGCATCAGCAGGTGATATCCACCCCCAATCGGTGGGTGAGACATGCATTTTGTTAACGTAAATAACCTTGCCTAGTGACTCGGTAAAGTCTCGTGGAGAGTTGTTATCTAAAAGCTTCGTGCTCACGACAGAGTTCATTCTTTTGCCCCCAGTGCATTTCGATATTAGCCCCACTAATTATTTAGTGCAACAAATAAGTGGTAATTCCCCACGGCGCTTCCTCACTTGCGTCAGTGGAAACCCAAATAACAGGGTAGGGTGGTTCGTCTGGAAACTCATCGGCAGGGCACAAATCTGTAAAAAAGACCATGCCTTCCGGTTCGATGTGTTGATCGGTTACCCAGTCAAAGACAGGCTGAAACAGCGTACCACCACCGCCGCCCACGTTGAGAATGTCTTGGGTTAGCTCTTCGTCTGCAGTCACATCAACAATGCGTGCTTCGTCTACTTGAGTGTCACATTGGATAAACACCATACGCTCGGGACGCATGTCATTGTGGATAGCAACGATCTCTGACAGAAACTTGTGGATCTGTCTGTGAGTCGACCCAGATGTGTCCATGGCAACAACATATGTGCCCGGTCCTTCGTCATACATTGACGGAAAATATTCGTCTTCGCTGATATAAGCACGGTGCGGGCGTCGCCATGTGAAGTCGTTTTTGGTTGTCGCTGCAAAGAAAGGCCACAGATGATCACGAAAATCGATGGTGGCTTTGCCTAACTTGTCAACAAGACGTTCGATTGCTCCCGGTAATTTGCCAGCTTGCCGTGCAATTTCAGCAGCTTGTTGGACTGCAAGCGTCCAATCAACTTCGAGCTGACCTGCATCAACGTCAATGGCACTGTTGTCTGCATCTGTTACATGGCCCCATTTACATGGATCACCTGCATCTTCGGGCAGCAACTCGTAGATTGCTTCGGCTGACATGTCGCGATACTGCGGATCATGTAAACCCCCGTCAGGTAACACAAAACCACAGTCGAGCAGAATGTGGTTAATCGCATGGTCGCACGCAATGTTCCAACGGTCTGGATCACGTCCGTTGCGGCGAGTCATGTGGGTGTTAGCGCAGTGCAGTACTTCGTGTGCAATGAGGCCTAATAGCTGCGACGCGTCCTGCTTTTCGACAAATTTAGGGTTGAAGTCTAAGTGTGTGCCATCAGTAGATGCTGTCTTGCATTCGTCTAGTTCACGAATTTTTAGCTTGAGACTGAGCACGCCGAAAAACGGCTCGTTGAGGATAAGCTGCGACCGTGCGCTGGTGACAGCTTTGTAAGTAGGTGAATATTCCATGCTATGCCACCAGTTTGGATGTGAGTACTACTTGGTTTAGGGAGTCAATGTCGACGCCTGACGTATCGACGCGTCGTTTTGCAGCTTGTTTGCGCGTGATTTTCTCGTGCATTTGACGAATATCATCAGAGTCAACAAACTCTTTTGCAGCAGGCCACGATTCCAGCAGCTGTTTGAGTGTGTTGCATTCTGATAGAAGCTTTGCGGTTTGACTGTAGAACTTGTTATAACGTTCTGTTAACTGATCGCGTTGTGTTACGCAGTCTTTAACTGCTTCTTCGATTTTGGCGTTGTCTTCCTCAGAGTTACCACCAAGGCTGCTACGGCGCAGAGCGTGTAAATAATTATTCCGCCCGCAAAACAACTTTCTTTCTGTGGGCCAATGAAACTCTATCCCACACTCTTTGCCGTCAAGTTGAAATTTGTAATTGACTCTGTCAGTTTCAACGCGACTGACGTGGATTCGACGATCCTTTAATCCAGTACGGTTGTCTTCGACAAATTGACGACAAGCAACCTGGATAGGGTCTCCGTATGCACCTTGCCAAATGAGATCTTTGATCTCTGCTGAAAGCATTGGCTGCGGATTGGCTAGTTCAAATGCTTTAATAGCTTTGCGATGAATACGGTTTTGACGATCTTTGGTAAGTCTTACTGAACCCATAGTGGTCTCCTTAGAATACGATGGATGCGTTATCGGTAGTCCAGCTTTGAACAGCTGGGTCGGTAATAAGTGAACGGTCTTTGCCGATGATGTCTTTGACTGCAACAACCTGATACTCAGGCGGCAAACGACGTAAGTACGTCACAATTGGCTTGATATCTTGCTGGTTTGCACGAGCAGACAGAGCACCAGCGACGGCATACAAAGTAGATGCTGACGTTGGGACACGCACACTGCCGGGGCTGCGAATAATCTGATCAATGTCAGGCAACTCGTGGAAAATCTTGCGGTGTGCAATGAACTCACCAGCTGCACCGTCGCCAATGCTGGCTGCAATGCCGTGGAACTCGTCAGCAAGATGTGGCAACTTTTGGTTGAGTCGAATCCAGCTACGGGGTGTTGGAAACGCTTTTTCCTGCGTATCTGCGTCGTGTAGCAGATTAGGTCGGTAACGTAAAAACGACGGAATCGACGGATCACAACCGATTTGGTATGCGTGCACGCAGAAGTCGTCAATGTGTGGCTCGACAGTATAGTGGTCGAAGCGATCTGCAACTGCTTGACCCATGTCGTTAGCACCAGCGCGGTCGTATGTCCGGTTACCTGCAGCGATAATGATCGTATTAGCTGGTAATTCATAAGTGCCGATGCGCTTCATTAATAGCAGCTGAAGCAATGCGTTCTGTGTCGCTTTGGGTGCGTGTGTCAAGTCGTCGATAAAGAGCACGACAGTACCTGGATAGTTGGTATCAGGGTAATCTTCAGGCACGCCGTATCGGGTGCGGTACGAACCATCTACCTGTTCGACAACTTTGAGACCACCGCGAACGTCGACTGGGTCAAACAAGTTGGCACGGATTTCGTACAGCTTGGCGTTCTGTGACTTGGCGTATTGATACACCATCTCGGATTTGCCGATACCGGGTGCACCCCAGATCATCATGGAAAGATTAGCCGTGGCGCATGCTGCTATTTCTGCAGGCAGTTGGCTGGGTCTAATTGTCATGCTCATATGTGTCTCCTCTTGAGAACTGCTCGTTGGATAAAACAGACAGCACCTGCGTAAGTTCCGCAGGGTCTATCTGAATGTAAAATCGGGGTTCGGCGTCGGTTGCTGTGTGCAGTAGGTGATGTTGCAGATGCTTCATGCACCACAAAATAATTTCTTGACGGGTTTTGATCATGTCTCCTATCCCATGTTGTCTGGTGCATGTTTCATGAACTGCTCCTGTCGGTACTCACAGAGCATGTCGTAGTGGCAGTCTTGGTGGTAAAGGTCGCCGTGTTCACAGCGCTGGGTTTCTTCGTGCGACTCAATTGGGTCTTCGCACCATTTGCAGCATTTCTTTTCGCTCATGCTTCCTCCTCAATTGGCTCGTCGGCGTGATAGTTTGAGTCGGTCAGTACGTCGCGCCGGTACATAGCAAGCTTGGTTTTGACGCATTTAGTACAAACACGGCACAAATAAATGCCGCGCGCGTCGTACTCTTCCCAGCTGTAGTCCACGTCTGGGTCTTGCTTGCATAGGTGGTGTTGGAGATCACTCATACGGTTCCTCCTAATAGCCGTGTGACTTACTTTCGTAGTCATCAGGTTCGTTGGGGTCATGCTCGGGGGGCTGGGCACGATCACGTTGCTCGCGGTAAGCGTCGAAGCAGTCTTCCTCTTCCTGCTCTGCATACGGCCCCGTCCTGTCGTGCCAGTGGGAGTAATCGTAAGAAGGGTCGTCTGAAATGCGACAGGGCATGCGACCCTCGGCAGTATCAAGCAGCATGGCATATGCCTCCGTGTGGTCTTTGATTTGTTGGAGTAGGAGTTTGGTGATGTCAGTTGTCATGACGCAGCCTCTTTGGTCACATCTACAACGCGTGTATGGCTGGTCATTTTGTGGTGTCTGATCAGCCACATTTTTTTGTCCATCGCAGTTTTCTTGGGGCTAGGTTTCAGCAACATGTTTCTCCATGTGCCGTCACTGGATAACTGCTGGCATTGCCAAATGTGTTTGCGTTCGTTCACGACGACACTCCCTTTGGATCGTGAGTGCGCCAGCCGAGCTTGCGGTAGGGAAACTTGTCGGTCTTGATCATGCCGTATGATTCATGGCGCATGGTTCGCTTCATGAAGAACAACAGCACGCTGACGATGGTGCCCGCTGTGAGTGCTGCCATCATGCCGCTGAAGGTGCCAGCGAGCAGGAACATGAGCAGCACGGTGACGAACAGATCGACATAAATGTCGTAGTTGATGATCTTGCGGACACCGAATTTGAACAACAGAAACAGCATGCCAGCAGCAGCAATTAGTCCCGCTAATAACATAAGTCACTCCTTTTTGCTTGAATCGGTTAGAAACTTCACCAACACATCCCGCTTGTTGGCGGTGTTGTTGCACAGCTCGGTGATGAACTGCTGCACAGCTCGCCTGTTTTCGAAACGGACGAGCATTTCCACGCGAGCTGCTGCCATATCAGTCAGCTTGGTCCATGGATCATGGTTCAGATTGGACATTGTCATCCTCCGCGTCAGCCACAAATATAAATCCATCGGGTTTGTCTGTTTTGGGAACAACATTTAGCACCGTCTTGGTGGCTGCATTAAGAGAGTCAGACGCTTGCTCTAGCTCAATGCGTGCTTCTTGCAGGATTTTGATGATTTCCATCATCTCGCCGTCAGGCTGGAATTCGATGGTGATTTCGGGGTCTTGATCGTTAGACATAGCCGTGCTCCTGTAATAGAGGGGTGAACTCTTGGTTTTCGGTGACATTGATAACCAGCACGATGTCGCCGGTTTGGGTGACGCGGTAGGTGATGGCGACAGTGCTACCTGGATCAGCAAACGCTTTGATGCCAGAGATGCTAAAGCGTTTGTCGCCACGATTCTTGGTGCGATAGAACATGAGCTGTGTTGCGTCACCTTCGACAAACTCAGCGTCTACCGCACGCTTTTCCCCCGGCTTCATGGTGTCGTAGTCGATACCGAGCAGCTTGGCGAAGGCACGCACTGACGCGTTGGCATCAATGATGTGTTTTTCAAGCATGGTGCGGGTTAGTTTGAGTACGGCAGGTGGGTTGCTGCCGAGTGTGACGACGTTACCGTCGTTGGTTTTGATGTTCATGGTGGGTAGTCCTCTGAAGTAAAAGCCCAATCAGCTACGGTCTCTATAGGCCATTCAGTGCTGGGTTCTTTGTTGTCTTCGGCGTTAGTAACAGTGATATCTGGTTCGTAAAAATCTAACCCCCTGTCTGTTATTAACAGATCGCTTACAGCCTCATGCATATGTTTGTCGGCAATACGGAAAGCTTCGTCGTAGTTGTCGGCAATGACATCTATAAACTTGTCGGTAATAAACTGGCCGTGAAATCGGTAGTAGTTCATTGTTCCTCCACTTCGATTACTTCGGACTCGTCGCAGTTGAGGTACTTGTAGCTGAAGTCGTCCCAGTAAATTTCTTCGGCTTCTTCAGGGCTATCAGCATCCACGTAGTAAACGACTAAGTTGGTTTCTTTTACGTAGACTCTGTAATAAGTCATTGATCAATGCCTTCCGTTTCCCGAATGAAAAACTTGACGTGGATAAAGCCGCCCTGCATCGATGAGATGGCGTAATCAAATGGGCAGTTCTCTACCCAGTTAAGGAAGCTTTGAATGTTTTTTGCTTGCAGTGTCAGTGCCATGCTTCGTGCCTTATATTTGGTGTGGGAGGTAGGAATCGAACCTACTCACCTTTCGGGTCAGATTTACAGTCTGATGCGACTCTCCTACTTCGCCGCTCCCACTTGTTTGTTAAGAAAAGCATCCAGCTTCTCCATTCTTCGGGAGACATTGACTCTTTGTTTTCAATGAACGCGCGCTTATAAACGTCTCTACGTCGTTCTTCATACTCACATCGGTTCATGCTTCATGCTCCATGGTCCGGCACGCTAACTCCCCCGCCGGAGGCAAAAATAAAAAAACCCCGATGCCAAAAGGTGGCACCGGGGGTGGAGTAACACTACGCGGCTAGTCGCGCGTCGAGCATCTTGGCGCGATTTGCCATGAAGCCAGCGAGCTTGGTCTTGGTCTCGTTGGCCTTGAGTTCTGCAACGATCTCGTCCATGACCTGCATAGCCGCGTCGTAGGTATCAGCTGGCGTGGCGTGGACCCACGAGTCTGATGTCTCGTCGTAGCTGGACGGGTTGAAGAACAACAGGTCGATGTCGAGCGCCTCACCGTCGATGTCCAACTCGTTCATGATCAGCGTCTGAGTCTGGAACAACAGCTCGTAGTCAGACTGAACGGCGTCCTTGATGCGATCCACGGGCAGATTGACACCTGTCTCGTCGATAGCGGTCTGAGCAAGGTCAACACCGTAGATGCCACCAGACTCCTCTTCCTGCTGAGCGGCACGGTCGAGGTCAACTTTGAGCCTGCGCGCGTTCCACATGATGCGATCCATGAGGGTCTGCATGTGGTTGATGACAGCAAAGACGTGGAACGGAGCCGTGTCTCTGTCAGAGTTGCACTCAAACGCGGCTTTGGCATAGGCCACATCGATGGGGGTCTCTGAGTTGGTAAACCCAGCGATGTAGTTAGCCAAGTTGGTGTAGTAGGTGTTGGACTTACCCGCACACAGCTTGTTGAGGGCACCGGGGATGAATGAATCGTTCATGTTCATAAGAACTCCTTGATTGTTAGTACAGCTAATAATGGGAAGCAATGCAACAGACTATGTCCTAGTAAAGTCCGCGCACTGCTCATTGGTAACGACCGGCTGCGAGGAACGAGCAGTCGTTGGTTCGTTGAAGACGATGTCGCCGTCATGCTCCGTGTGGTAGACGAAGGGACGCTCTCGCTCGTCAAGAAAATCTGCCAACGGGCACTCGTTTCTGCGTGTTGCCTGCAAAAAGAGATGCACTGAGTCGTCAAGACAAAAATCTTCGGGAGTGTTAAGGCGCAGTGGTATCTGCGTGTTGCTGAATACATGGGTCATGGTTTATGCCTCCTCTCCTATGTCTTCGAGAAACGCTTCGTGGCAGGACTTGCACTGGTACACACCAGTTCGCCAGCCAACGATGACTTCGCGGAACCAAGTGTCGGTATCGGGCCAGACTTTCTGAACAAGCTCACCGATTTGGTATCGATCAAGCTCATGGCTGGCAACGACAACGTGGTTTTCTTCGCCGCAGTCGTAGCAAGTTGCGTTGAGTCGGTATTGTTTAGTCATGGTTCATGGCTCCTGATTCATGGATCGATGTACAGTGGTGTATATCGATACAGGTAAAAAATGGGTGAAAAAGGTGAAAATCGCTGTGGAGATCGACGAAGATCACAGCAATTAGCTACATGTGCCAGCATGTGCCAGCATGTGCCAGCAATGTGCCAGCAAAAGAGAGAAAAAAGTCAATAAAAACAACGATGTGCCACTTGTGCCAGCAAAATTGAGTTTTACTCACACTGTAAAAAAAGCGTGTCGAATTTCGTTTTTGCGTCAAAAAACCCGTAGGTGAAAATGGCAAAAAGGTGGCACAGGTGGCACAAAATGGCACAAAATTAACAAAAGGACATTAAAAACAACAGGTTAGCCCTGTGCCAGAGGTGGCACAAAGGTGGCACAAAGCCGGCACAGCACTGGCACAGGTGGCACAAGCTCGTTGTAGCACGTCACATGCCCGATGAAACATGAAAAATGGCTCATGCATCATGCACTGTGGCACGCAAACCTCCTGGCCCTCGGTAGAAAAGGGAGCTTACGCCCCCCTGTCCTGATCGATGAACAGATATCCATCCATTTCTTCGATGTTGTCGAGTGAGTCAGCGATGTCCAATGCTGAGAAGGTGAGTAAACCGAGGAGTACGTCGCCGGGGTTCTCCTTGGTGTATTGCCATGCTTTCGATGCATAGGGCTTGCTCTTGTCGATGAGGGATAAAGCGGTGGGTTTAGCTTGATCCATGAGACGGTCGAGTGCTGTGAATTTCATGATGCATGCTCCTTGAGCCATTGGTTGTTGAGTGCTTCTGCGTGATCCAGTGCGCTGGTTTGTGCGTGACGTGCCATTGCGGCGAGAAGGGCGTTGAGGTTAGTCATTGCGACGGTGGTGATAATGATATGAAAGAAGAAGCCAGCGATGATGGTGAGAATAGAGGTACTGCCAACGAGAGCGCAGAAACCGGTGATGGTGATGGTGAACATGATGGCGCTGACGATGAGACTGCTAACCGCAAGCGCGTAGAGCTTAAGATTCTGAAACATGGGATAAGTCTCCTAAATAAAAGTCATGAGAAGCCACGGGAAAGCGGCGGCAAACAAAAGAACGAAAGATTCAAAAACGATAGGTCTCATGGGTAGATCTCCTTAGTGGAAGGGACAGGGGTCGTCTTCGTCGTAGTGGCAGTCACAGACTTCGCAGTAGATTTCTTTAGGCTCGAAGTCGAGTTCTACGGTCGGGTCTTCGAACTTGTTGAATGGCAGGTCGTACTGTTCCATGGTGGGTCTCCTTATGCCCAAGCTACAGCGTTAAATGTGATGCGGTCGTTGTGGACAATAGGTGCCCAGACCATGTCGACGCCAAACACGTCAGCCATCGCGTCAATCCACAGTTCGAGGTCGTAGGAGTCTTCCTGCTCCATGAGTCCTGAAACATGCTCAAGTGCTCTGATGCCTGCTTTGGTATCAGCGAAGGCGTAGGTGTATCCAGTGTGACCGGCAGAGTGCTCGTCCTCCTCGATGAGAACGAAAAGGTCTTCGGTGCAGACGATGGCGTTGTCCGCTGGGTGTAGCTCAAGGTACTGATTCATGGTGTATCTCCAAAGTAAGCGAGCGTCATTGCTCACAAACACGAACGGTCAAGCGCGAGGAACGAGTGGTTGAGGGGGTTACTGCCAGACAAGGTTCATGCGACATGGTGCGAAACAAGGTTCCAAGTCGGAAAACGGGGGAAACGGGCGCGTAACTATCCGGCAGGGGAGACAATGAGTGAGTGATTCAGATAAATTTTTTCAAATTTTTTTCTAGTAAAAATTTTTCGCCGCCCTATCTTGTGTAACAGGCAGCTGGGGGGCTGTATGTGAAAAAACAAATGTGTACGCTCTGTAACGAAGAGCTACCGATCAGTGAATTCGAACAATACCCAAGCGGAAAATGGCGCATGCAATGTGAACCATGCCGCATGAAGCATAAGCAGCGTAAACGTCACATGGTCATGCAGCAGTCGCATGAGGCGTATCTCAGAAACCTGCATACAAAGCTAAAGTCCACGCGTAAAAAGACCCATCCCTGGAACTTGGTTCCTGAAGACTTAATTGATATTTGGGACGAGCAGGGCGGAAAATGCGCGGTATCGGGCGTTGCGTTAACACATCACCTAGATGGCTCAGGTGCCAAAGAGTTCAACGCGTCAATTGATCGTATAAACAATGATCAGGGCTATTCGCGAGAAAATGTCCGGTTAGTCGCGTACAGAATAAACATCATGCGGCATACATTAGCGACAGATATGTTTTGGTGGTGGATCAAGACTATTCATGATCACTCTTGTGAATAGATATTAGTACAGGTAATATTATAGCTATGTCCGATTACCAGACAGAAGCATACGCGATAGAGGGTCTGGCTGAAGCTGTCATCGGGGTTGGACTTCGCGACTCGGGTCAGCAAGTGCTGGTCTATGACGCACTAAGTGTGCAAAACATATTAGAAAGCTCAAATTCTGGGCTTTCGTTTGACACGTTCTTAGAGGCCTTGCAGATGGAAGACCTCGGCGAGCGTGCACCTTTATTTATATGGTTAGACGACGACCTTAAATATGGACTGCAGGCAGTTGGAACAGGATCAAGCCATCGACTCCATTAGTGGCCCCGTGGAGCTGACGCATACTGAGTTCCAATCCCATCTACCTTATATGGGCTTGGACCTGAATTCCTTGAGCGTGCAGCAAGAGAAGCTGGTCATGCTCGTCGCGTCGGGTATGTCGATTGCAGCGGCTGGAAGGGCAGCGGGTTACTCGCACCGCAACAAAGCGTATGACGCGATGGCGCGGCCTGAATGTAAGCGGGCACTGGAGTATTTCCGTGAGCAAGCGCGGGAAAAGGTGAATTTTACCGTCGCGAACGCCCACACCATGTATATGGAGGCGTACTCCGCGTCGGCGACTGCGACCGAGATGAAGAACACGACGGATAGCCTCGTGAAGTTGCACGGTTTGGTGCAGAACGAGCCGCAGGCGCAGGTCAACGTGCAGATCAACGCGTCGGCTAAGCAGCTGGAACGGTTGTCGGATGAAGAGTTGATCAAGCTCGTGGGGAAAGAAGAGAACTATCTGGAGCCGGTCGTTGGAGGTTGAGCAGCGCGAGTGCGGTGTCTGTCGGACTCTGCAGCCCGAGACGCTGTACGCCAGCACCGAGCAGCGCATCTGCGTCTACTGCGTTGCCAAGAAGCAGGAAGCGCTCCCCGCCGCAAAAGAGAAAGAGGAAGAACAACAACCCAAGGAGGAGATGAGTCTTGAAGATAAGGCCAAAGCTGAACTGGCACTACGCATACTCACCCGGAAAAGGTTGCTCCCGTTCGTTGAGAGGTTTAACCCTGACTACAGTGCCGGTTGGGTCCATAAAGACATCTGTCGTCGGCTGGAGCAGTTCAGCCGTGACGTGGCTGAAAAGAAGAGTCCGCGACTTATGCTCTTTATGCCACCCCGACACGGCAAAAGCACACTGGCGTCGATTGCATTCCCGGCTTGGCATTTGGGCCGACATCCAGACCACGAATTTATATCTTGTTCGTACTCGGGTTCGCTTGCGATGGGGTTCAGTCGTAAGGTCCGTTCGTTATTACGTGACCCTTCCTTTAAAACGGCGTTCAAAACGCGTCTGGACCCGGATTCGCAAAGCGCTGAAGCATGGCTTACTACCAATGGTGGTGGTTACGTTGCTGCTGGTGTTGGTGGTGGTATTACTGGTAAGGGCGCTCATGTCCTTGTCATCGATGATCCAGTAAAGAACCGTGAAGATGCTGAAAGTCAGAATAATCGCGAAGCTAACTGGGACTGGTACACATCGACTGCTTATACGCGTCTTGCCCCTGGGGGTGGCGTACTTGTCATTCTCACTCGCTGGCATGATGACGATCTTGCTGGAAAGCTCCTTCGAGCCAGTTCCGAAGGTGGTGACGAGTGGACCGTCGTTAAGTACCCCGCTATCGCCGAGGAAGATGAAGAGTTCCGCGCCACTGGAGATGCACTACACCCAGAGCGCTACGACGTAGAGTCGCTGCAGCGTATCCAGCGCGCGGTTGGACCCAGAGACTGGTCGGCGCTGTACCAGCAGAATCCGGTTGCAGACGACGGCGACTACTTCTCACGAAGCATGATCCAGTACTACGACCCAGACGACATAGATCTGGATCGGATGAAGTTCTACTGCGCGTGGGACTTGGCGATTGGTAAGAAGGATCGCAACGACTACTCGGTCGGCATGGTCGTCGGCATTGATGAGATGGAACATATATACGTTGTAGATGTAGTGAGAGGGCGGTTCGACGGTTTTGAGTTGGTTGAACAAATTCTCGACATGTACGAGCTGTGGCGTCCGGCCATCGTCGGTATTGAGAAAGGTCATATTGAGATGGCGCTAGGGCCGTTCCTAGAGAAGCGGGTCAGGGAGCGTGGGTTATATGAGGCGTACTTCAAGGATCTGAAAACAGGCAGGCGGGATAAAGAGGCGCGAGCTAGGGCCATTCAAGGTCGGATGCAGCAGGGCATGGTGCATTTTCCCCGCGACGAGATATTCACCGGGCCGTTGGTTGCAGAGTTGCTGCGTTTCCCCAACGGCGTTCATGACGATCAGGTCGACGCACTCGCGTGGATCGGTCTCATGATGACGGAGTTCGCGGTCTTCACCGCGCCAGTAATTAGAGAGCCATCTTGGAGAGACCGGCTCGAACATTTAGTAAAAGGATCTGCGACTAGGTCACGATCCGCGATGAGTGCTTGATATGGCTACTTATAAAGCTGTGGGGAAGATGACACCCGCTGAGCAGCAGGAGGTCTCGTCTAAACAGTGGGATCGGTATGTTCGCGCTCGTGATAACGGTCACCTTGAATACGTGGAGATGGCGAAGAAGTGCGACGCCTTTTATCGCGGAGATCAGTGGGATGAGTCAGACGTTGCAGCACTCGACGCCGAGGGTCGGCCTGCGCTGACGATAAATACGGTATTGCCGACAGTAAACACGGTGTTGGGCGAGCAGTCCACGCGGCGCGCAGACGTACAGTTCAAACCCCGTCGTGGTGGCGAAGAGGCGGTCGCGCACACGCTGACCAAGTTGTACTTGCAGATCGCTGATAACAACAAGCTCGACTGGGTTGAGCAGCAGGTCTTCAGTGACGGTTTGATCCTAGATGGGCGCGGCTACTTTGATGTTCGTATTGATTTTAGTGATCACGTTGAGGGCGAGATCCGCATCACCGCTAAAGACCCGCTCGACATCCTCATCGACCCAGACGCCAAAGAGTCTGATCCCAAGACGTGGAACGAGGTCTTCGAAACGAAGTGGATGACGCTGGATGAGATCGAAGAACTCTACGGTAAGAAGAAAGCGGAAGAGCTGCGTTTCATCGCCGAGAACGGTAACGGCTACGGGCGGGATTCGATTGAGTACGAGGAGAATCGCTACGGCGACCTTGATAGTACTGACGATTATCTAGGGGCTGGTATTCCCGGCGACGATGAATATCGCAACGTGCGGGCGCTACGGGTCATCGAAAGGCAGCACAAACGAATGACCCGTGTGATGTGCTTCGTGGACCCCGAAACAGGCGACACGAGAGATGTACCAGAACCATGGTCCGAGGCAAAGGCCAAGAAGTTTGCCAAGCAGTACAGCTTAAACCTAATTCGAAAAGTTAAACGAAAAGTCCGATGGACGGTGACATG